CAAAAATCCACAAAAGATCAAAACTAGACAAAACATCTAGCCACCATTCTCACCCATTCTCAATTAGGCGGAGACCTCTCCACCCCACAGAGTTGCCTTATGCTACCCACTAGAGGGGGTGGGGGTAGGTGGCATCTCGCTACTGACCGCTAACCTCCGCTAGCAGAGTGCTAACTATTGCAAGCACCCCGTGCACCTCCACCCCGCCAACCGGTGGTCTGCCGAGCCACCCCCCACCTGTATATATATGTATTACAGGTTGCTGATATTCACTCTTTTGCTATGTGGAAGGCTTGGTTAGTCGTCGTCTTCTTCGGTGTCGCACCAGACTTCGATCGGGGTTTGGAGGCAGAAGCATTTTTGTTTCATGTTGCCTAGCCTACTTGTGTGTTACGTTTGCCCGCTGGCGTTCCTTCATTGCAAAAGAAAAACGGAAAAAAGAAAATGTCGCTCCCAAACCTGAACCCGTCGGTTGGGTCTGCAACATGTTTCTGGTAGCAAGCCCCCCTTGAGGGGGGTGCGCTAGTGGGGGTGACAGGAACAGACAATCCTGTGATTGCTCCCCCCACGCTTCTGCTCAACTGAGCATGGTGGCCGTAGCCAAGATTTTTAGCCGACACCAAAGTTTGATCATTTGTCGTTGATCACGCCGCTTGTTTCTCTGACGCAACAGGGCCAGGTCGGTCGTGGGTACTGGTTGGTTGCAGGAAACATCTACCCACGTTTCCGTGTGTGAATGTGCCCCGCACCGTGCGAATGGTGTACAGCCCTGCGTGTGTTCAGTTGTTAGTTACGGAAGTTATCATGTTGTGTTATTGTTCGCAACATGGCCGCTAAGAAGAAGATGTCTGCTCAGGAGCAGTGGGATCAGGCTGTGAAGTCTGGTGCTATTCGCCCGTTGAAGCAACCTGTTCAAGAATCTGTTTCTTCGAAAGGTGCAACAACGCCTGCGAACGGTGTGAAAACTACGTCTTTGCCTGCCCCGAAGACACCTGTGAAGCAGGCCGGTTCAGGGTTCGCTGGTTCTGGTGGAACACTTGCGAGTGGTTTTAAGAAACCTACTGCTGGTGACATTGTTAATTCTGCTTTGACTATCACTGCCGCTCCTGGTGCCGCAGGTATTGGTGCGGCTGGTGTTCGTGCGTTAGCGAAACGTGCCGGTGAGAAAGCGTTTACCCGTACTGCTGATGCGGCGTACACAGCAAACATGAAAGGTTTGTTCACTGCTACTGGTGAAGGTGGGCGTGTTTCGAGGACGATGACTCCGATGGGTCCGTCGTTGCGTTCTACCCGTATTGGTTCTGAGGCACAGCAAGCGGCTCGTATTAACAACCTTGAGGTTGGGGCGATCAGAAAAGCAACCCGTGCTGGAAACATTGCCCAGACTGAGGCAATCATTAAGACTGTTCGTGGTGTGCAAAAGTTGAAGAAGGCTGGGGTTGATGCGTTGACTGTGTATGTTGGTCTTCGAGGTATGAAACGCAAGTAAATGGGGACTAAACGGGCGGTTCCGCCCCAAGACAAAGCACGTTTCTTTGCGTTGATCGCCGCCGGTAAAAGTATTCAGGCGGCTTGTACTGAGACTGGTATTCATTACAACACTGGTTCTCGTTGGTTGAAACGGGTGAAAGCCGCTGAGGCGGAACAACGGGTGTGGGAAGCCAGAGGCGCCAAGGGTGCTGGTGGTGGCGGTAAGCAGTCGTTGTCGTATCAGAAAATGATGGATGCGGTTGATTTGCCGTCGGTAATTCCGTACGACATGTTGTCTGAGGAAGCGAAACGTGGTTGGGATGATTTTGATTATTTCAGGCGCAGGTATCTTGGTCGTGTTCCGTCTCCTTGGCAGGTTGAAGCCGCTGTGACCTTGATCCAGTTGTTGGAATCGGAGGAGAAAGAGTTCGTTGTGTTGAACGTTCCGCCTGGTGCGGGTAAGTCAACGTTGATTCATGATGTGGCTGTGTGGGCAATTGTGCGTAACCGCAGGGTTCGTGTGATGATTGGGTCGGTTTCGGCTGATATGGCGAAGATGTATTCTCGTCGTATTCGTGAAACGTTGGAGCGTGTGTCTCCGATGGAACCTGATCCGATTCTGGTGGAGAAAGGTTTAGCGATAAATGCTGAGGCGGCTTTATCGATTGACTATGGCAGGTTTAAACCTGTTGATAAGGGGGCGTTGTGGCGAGCCGAAGAGTTCATTGTTGAACAATTAGATGGCAACGGGTTAGATAACAAAGAACCAACCGTTCGTGCGTACGGTATCGAAGCCGAGTTCATTGGTCACCGTGCTGACTTATGTCTATTTGACGACGTTGCATCCCCTGATAACGCCCGTGAATCAGTCAAACGGGACAAGTTGCTGGAACGTTGGGACAATGTGGCCGAAGCCCGCTGTGACCCAGGTGGATTGCTAGCGGTGGTCGGGCAACGACTGGGGTCCGGTGACTTGTACGCCCACTGTTTGGCAAAAGAAACATACGATCTGGACACCGAAATGAACTACGACGGTGAAGATGTCACCAACCCTGAAGATGTTGACGCTATCGAACCGGTGAAACATAAGAAGTACAAGCACATCCTCTACAAAGCGTATTACGAAGATTTGGATACGGGGAAACACAGCCGCAGTTTCAAAGCCGAACCGTACCCAAACGGCCCTCTACTGGACCCGAAACGTCTCCCCTGGTCCGACCTGTCATTTATTCGCCACAACAAACCAGACGTGTTCCGTGTCGTGTACCAACAAGAAGACCTGGACCTGGATTCCCGTCTCATTGACCGCACCTGGGTCACCGGTGGCATGGGCATGGACGGGGTGATGTACCCAGGTTGCATCGATGTTGATCGGCAACCCGCCCACATCCCCCCAAACCTCGCCCAACCCTGGGTATCCATCGTTGCTATCGACCCGTCACCCACAATGTTCTGGGCGTTCGTGTGGATCATCTACCAACCGGAACAAAACCTGTACCACGTTGTGGACATCGAACGGGTCAAACTGACCGCTGAAGAGGTGTTGGGGTTTGACACGACAACCCGTGTGTATTCCGGTGTGATGGAGGAGTGGCAGGAACGGTCGTACACGATGGGGTACCCGATCAGCCATTGGGTTGTGGAAATTAACGCCGCTCAGCGGTTCCTTCTACAGCACGACTTCGTTCGCAAATGGCAAGCCCGCCACAACGTCAACATCATCCCGCATACCACGTCCCGCAACAAACTGGACGAACAAGCCGGTGTTGAAGCGTTACTGCCACCGTTGATCCGCTCTGGGGCTATGCGGTTCCCAACGATGCGGGCAAACTGGAAAACGTTGGCGGCAGTTGAAGAGTTGACCAAATGGACCCGTGACAAAAAGAACGGCACCGACATTGTGATGGCTTTATGGATGGCGGTTCTGAACCTGCCGAACCTGACAACGGTGAAGATCCCTCCCCGCCAATGGCGACCATCTTGGATGTTGCGAGGAGCCTGATGTGTTATCGTTACACAGGAGTTTGCCCACCCAGAGGTCGTGAATGAAATCAGTTGAAGAAATCGTTGATCTCTACAAAGAGCGTCGTGAGGCTCAAGGCCCGATCCTTCAACAAATGCGGGAAATCCGCCGACTTGCAAACGGTGAAATCATTGTGCCGTTGTCCGAGTTGGATCGTTCAGCACGTTCCTCTGTAGCGAACCTGTTCATTCAAGGTTTGGATCAAATGTCTATGCGGGTGGCGTCCACGATGCCAACCCCGTACTTTCCGGCGTTGCGTGAAGGACAAGAACGGTCAAAGAAACTGGCCGCTGACCGCAAACGGGCAATCCTTGCCATGTGGGACCACAACCGGATGCAACAAAAAGATCGTCGCCGTGCACGATTCTTCTTTGCGTACGCTTCCGCCCCAGTCTTTCTTAAGCCCAATTTTGACAAACGGGTTGTTGAGTGGCATTTGCGCAACCCGTTGGACACGTTCCCTGCACCAACCGTTGACGCAGATAACCCTGTCCCTGACAACGTAATTTTTACTTACAGCCGCACCTACCGGTGGTTGATGCAAAACTTTGGGAACGCTTTGGATGGTGTGTTGCGTGTCGGAAACCCGAAATGGGACGACACGTTCACCATCATTGAGTACGTCTGCGACAACGAAGTTGTGACCGCAGTGTTAGGTTACGACAAGGACCGTGACCCTGTGTCCGGTATCGCCTACATGGGTAGGGCCGCTGTGGAACTGTCCCGTATGCCGAACCGTACCGGTATGCCACTGGTTGTTATCCCTCAGCGCATCACATTGGACAAGCCACGAGGCCAGTTCGACGGCATCATTGGCATGTACCAAACCCGTGCCCGCCTGCAAGCGTTGACCGAGATTGCTATTGAGCGTGGCATTTTCCCTGACGAGTACCTGGTTGCTCGCCCTGGTGAAAACCCTGAGGTGTTGCAGATCGCTGACGGCAAAACAGGCCAGTTGGGCATTGTGAAGGGTGGCGACATTCAACAGTTGCAAACAAACCCTGGGTACAAAACCGATGTGGCATTAGACCGTTTGGAACGTCAGGAACGTCTCGAAGGTTCTATCCCCGCAGAGTTCGGTGGTGAGTCCGGCACGAACATTCGTACTGGTCGTCGTGGCGAATCAATCCTGTCAGCCACGATCGATTTCCGTGTTCAAGAAGCACAAGACACACTGGCTGGTGCCCGTGTTGAGGAAGACAAAATTGCTATCGCTCTTGAAAAAACGTATTGGGGTAACGCACCGAAATCGTTCTTCATCCCTGGTATGGGTGGCGGTGTCCGTGACTATGTGCCGAACAAACTGTGGGAAACCGATTTCCATTATGTGGCGTATGCGGCGGCTGGTTCCGACGTGAACAGTCTCATCATCGGTATCGGGCAACGTGTTGGTATTGGCACCATGTCAAAAGAATCCGCCCGTGAAGCGGACCCGTTGATTGCTGATCCTGAGTTGGAGAAGGACCGCATTGTTGCTGAGGGTATTGAGGCGGCGTTGTTGCAGTCAATTCAGGCGCAGGCCGCTGACCCGAACGGCCCGTACCAGCCGGATGATTTGGCGTTCATTGCTGAGCAGGTGCAGATGAACAGGATGTCGTTGCCGGAGGCGATCATGGCGGCGCAGAAACGTGCGCAGGAACGTCAAGCGGCGCAGGCTCCTGTTGGTGCACCTGAAACGATGCCTGGTTTGTCGATGCCTGGTATGGGTATGGAACAACCAACGCAGGCACCTACTGGTCAACCTTCTCTTGAAGCGTTGCTTGGTCAACTAGGAGGCGGGTCACCCGCAGGTATGGTGGCCTGATGGCAGAGCAATATTCAAATCGTACTGATTTGCAGAACCCTGCACAGAAAGTGGCAAAGATGGCGGCAAAAGGCCAAACCTACGGAAAGGCCGCTGAACAAATGCGGGCACAGGCGGCTGTTCCTGTAGCGCAAGCACCAACAGATACGGCTCCTCCGCCGCCGATGCCTGGGCAAATTGCTGATCTTGGTGCACCAACAAACCGTCCGAACGAACCGATTACTACTGGTATGTCGTTTGGTGCTGGTGCTGGACCTGAGATTGTGCCGACACGTTTGGCTCCGCAAATGGGATCGAATGCTGATCTTGCGGAACGTGTCCGTGCTGTTGCCGCTTTGTACCCAAACCCTGCGTTGCTTGAATTGTTGATGGATCTTGACGCATGAGACTTCTGTTTGAACGGAACGATCCACAGATTTATGAAAGCAATGCGCAACGTGCGGCTCGTATGCAGACGTACATGGCGACTGCTACACCAGAATTGGCTGACAAGTTAGGTTCTGCCCGCACTACTTACAACTGGGTTAACCCTGGCATTTTGACATCGATGGTGTTGTCGAACAATGAACCTGCGTTGCAGGAAGTAGCACGGGTTGTTGGTGAAAAAGCATTTGTTCGAGGGATTTCTCCTGCTGACGGCATCCGTTCACGAATGACCGTGCAGGAGCAGTTGGCCGCACGTCAACGTACCGTGAACCGTTTGTCTGGGGTAACCCCAACACCTGAGACTGGTAGAACCACAGCCCCAAAAGAAGAGACACCGTTTGGTGAAGATGGGCGTGTCAACCTGTTTAAGGCGTTAACAACCGGCTTTTTGTCAGGTGTGGCTTTTATCCCGCAGGTTGCGGGAAATATTTTGTATCAAGGCATGAACTATCTGCCAAGCGGCAAATCGTTCAAAACTCAGCGAAACAAAAGTCTTATTGACCAGTTTTTGATTGGACCTGTTAAGCAAACATATTTTGGGCAACTTGTTCAAGAGGGTGTTTCTGCCGCCGTATCAGATGAAAAAGCATCATTCAAAGAAATTGCTGGTGGTGGGTTTTTCCCTGGTGGCAAAATTGTTGAAGATCAGGCTCGTGCCGCCGCACAATACCGCCCGCTTGTTGGCGAATCACAAAAGCCGTACACATTTGGTCGTGGCGGAGGACAATCACTAGTTGACCTTGGCATTACCGAAGAAGGATCACTGCTTTATAACTTTCTGTCCGGTGCAATTGACACCGGTGTAGCACTTCGACTTGATCCAACATTCGGCAAGCCTCAAAAGCAACCTTTTGGTTCTCGTGGCCCAGCCCTGTCTGCTGTTCCTGGCGCAGTTGAAGAAGCACAGAACATGAAAAAAGCCGCTGGTGTTGTCGAAGGTGCACGAAAGACCGTAAACAAGACGCAGTGGGATTTGTGGAAGAACACACCAGAAGCAGTGGATGTCGCTAAACCGTTCGTTGATGAAAAAGATGCGGCAACAATCTGGAGAAATTTGGGACGTCAAGGTATTTTTACTGCCGACAACATTGCCCAAGCCAGCGACCATAACGGTGTTATTACTGCTTTGGAAAACGGTGTCACTGAACTTGACGACGCAGTGCACGTCCGCAATATCCCAGCAGGGAATCTTCGCCCTTCAGCAGATACGGGTTATAAAATAAAACAGTCTGCGCAACGGTTCACAAACCTATTCGAGGTTTACCCTGAATCAACGTTTATCCCAAATGACAACCCGAACGTTGCCGCAAAACGACTTGACGATCTCATGGGTTTGCTTGGGTTTAATATTGAAACCCGCAACCTGTGGATTAATAAGTGGATTGCCACAGCCAGAGAAGGCACAAGCAAATCATTTTTCGAGTATCTGTCAGGTTGGGAAAAGACTGTTCTTGAAGATGCTCTTATCAAGAATGGGGTTCCCAAGACTGAGGCCCGCCAGTTAGCACAGTGGAAGAACGCAACAGTTGACGTTGTTAATAGGTGGACGTTGCTAGATTTGGCTGACGGTGCCCCTCCTGCGTGGATGGATGGTGGTGGTCTTGGACCAGTTCGTAATACGCAACTTCTGAAACAGGGTGCTTACGTTGTCGATCCAGCGTTGTTGCCCGAAATTACGAAGCGTCTTGGAAAACTGTACAAACTTCAGGCCGAAGCCGACAAACTTCCGGCTGTTGCGGGTTGGCCAATTAGCAAAGTGTTGAATACAGCAGAAGTTTTTGGTGACACATACGGGTGGTTTGCTTCAGAGATTTGGAAACCAACAGTTGTTGCGGCAGTGCGCTATGTAACACGCATTGTTCCAAACGAACAAACCCGTGTTCTTCTTAACCAAACATTTGAACACCCTGCTCATTATGTGCTTGCCATCGCTGACGGTCGGTTTGCCAGCAAACTTGGTGTAAAGGGGATGTACGTCGCTGACGTGTTTGGTGAAACTGTCAATAAGTCACGAGCACTAGTTGAACTTGGCGAAGAAATTCTTCAAACAAACATTGTTATCCAACAAATTGATGAACTAGTTAAGGCTGGAGATGAAGCCAGTGCGGCGATTCTTCGCAACAAATACGCTAAAGAACTTGCCGATCTTCCAAAGAAATTGTTGCGCCAAGAAGAACTGGAACAAATTCTGGATGACGGGTTGCCCTCACTTAACGAAGCATTGATCGGTAAAACGCCAAAAGCGGCTCGTGAATCACTTGTCAAAAACTATGGGACTGGTTATTACGACCGTTCAGGTTTGTCTGTGGTTGTGTCACGGAATGTTGTTAAAGAACAACAAGCATGGGTCAAAGGCATTGCTCAAGAGTTGGCAGATCTTCACGCCAACCCGCATTACAGGGTCATTGCCGCAGGGAAAATGTCCGATGAAGAAATTGCCCAATACCTATTTAGTGGGGATGGGCGTAGATACTTCGAGACCTACTTCAAGAACTTTGCAAACCTCAAAGAAGGGTATGACTGGGATACAATTGAGAACGCACGAGAGTTTGTTCGTGTATCTAAGCAAGAAATATTCACAGTTGCTGGAACAAACAAGCAAGCACTTGATCTGATTGCTACCGGCAAATTCAACGGGCAGGCCGCATTCACTCTTGACAAGTACAAGGTGCGTGACGCCGTTGATGAAGTCAAGACTTTTATTGAAGGAACGTTGTTGGATAGCGCAGACATGCCAACCCATGTGCGTTACAGGCCACGCATCAACATGACAAGCATCGCTGGCGAAAAAGGTGGTCTTGTAAAAGAAAAACTTGACTTCGTTCTTGACGTATTTTTTAAGAGTTTGTACGGTATGCCGTCAGATAAATTGGCTCGTTCCCCAGCGTTCCGTGCTGGCTATTGGGGACGTGTTGAAGAGGTGGCATCACTTGCCAATAAAGAAGCGGCTCAGACACTTCTCGAAAATCTTGCAAAAGCCAATTTGCCTAAACCGCAGGCGGACAGAATCAGGTTAATTCTTAGCCGTGCTGATGGTGTTAATGATCTTGAAGCAATTGATGATTCTGCACGGGCCTTTGGCTTGGGGTATGAACGCAAGTTATTGTTTGATGCAAAGAGCAAGTCAAGGTTTGGTTCACAGACAAAGTACATTTTTGACTTCTTCGAGGCGTGGCGTGAAGAGTCGTCAACCTGGGCAAAGTTGATGACTGAATATCCAGCCAATGGTCACAAAGTTGATGTTGCATTACGGGCACTTGGCGGTATGACCGATCTTGGTCCTGGCGACATAAACGGCGACGGCAAGAAAGAAGGGTTTATTTATGTTGATCAGCAAACTGGCGAGCAACGTGTGGCTCTTCGTGGCACTGGTCCTATAGGACGAGCATTTGCCAATATTCCTTTTGGTGGTTTCTCAATGCCACTTGGAAGTTTGACAATGTTCACAACGATTGGTCCAGGTATTGGACCGTTGATTAGTTTCCCATCGCAGTATTTCATTCCATCAACAAAGGAATGGGCGTGGTTGGACAAAATGTTTAACCCGTATGGTCGTCAGGCTGAAACAGGGGCACAGCCAGTTGGTGGTTTGCTGAGTCTCGAACTAACACGCCCAACATGGTTAAAGCGCATGTCGCCGTTGGTTGGTGACGTTTTTGAAAAATACGCACCTAAATCATTTGGTCAAATGATGTCTGATGCAATTTCTTACATTGCTGGCAACCCAGAAGAATCAGAAGCCTACAAAGCGTTCTATAACAAAACATTGCAATCTAAAGCATCAATGTTGGAATCCCCACCAAAGACCAAAAAAGAAGTAATGAAGTTGTTTAAAGATGCAGAAGATGCAACAAACAAGTTGTACTTCTTGCGTGGCCTTGGAAACTTTGTTTTGCCTGGTGTTCCTGTGGCAACGTTTATGGCCGAAAGCAAGCAAGGTCCAGTTGAACTAGGTGTTCTCGCAGACAAAATGCGTGAGTACAAAAAAGAGGCTGTTGAAGCAGGAGAAACAGAAACCGACGGCGAATTGCGTTTCTACGATGTGTACGGCACTCAGGTATGGGCGATCATGGGATCGATTCGTGATTCTTCAGAGTACGGCGGTTTGGTTTATTCACGAGAGTTTGAAGATTGGTTTACCAAGAACGACAACTTTGTAAAGACGTACCCAGAGGTTGCTGGGTATTTTGGTCCACAGACAGAGCCTGGTAAGTGGGGTCCAACAGAACAGAATGTGTATAACAGATTTATTGGTAGGGGGATTATCAAGACCCAGGATCCAAAAGAACTGATTAAAGAGGCGCAAAGCAACGTGGCATATTCCGTTTATGACGGGGTTAAGTCAAAGATGACTTTGCAACAGCAAAATTCAAAGCAGGGCCAAGAAGTTCTAAAGACCTTGCGTGAGGGGCTCCAAGAAGAGTTTCCCGAATGGGACATCGCCCTTCTCGCCCAAGAATCAAAATCCCGTCGTGCTGACCAAATCAAGTCGCTATACGAAATCATAAACGAACCAGAGGTAAAGGGCACTGTGATGGGCGAGGCTGTAGCAGGCTACCTGGCAACCCGTGATGCGCAGATCGAAACAGCCTTTAAAGCAGGGGTGAAGGGCTGGAATACCGATAGCAAGAAATCACTGCCGTACCGGAACAATCTGTACGCAGTGGGTCAAACCCTGGCAACAGCGGTTCCTCAGTTCCGTCCATTGTGGGAACGAGTATTATCTAAAGAGTTCGTAGATCCAACGGTGCAGGAATAATGGCAAGTAAGCGTTCAACCCCACAGCAAGACCAAGATCAAGGCTCCGGTATTGACATCAAGGGGCTTATTGACGAAGCACTGCGCAAAGCCGGAAGTGCCAATGGGACAGTGCCATCTGGTTCTATATCCCC